TTACCGTTCCAGCAGGATATAAAGATCGAGCAGGTTTTGGAACAACATCACTTGCAACAAAAGAATATGTTGATTCAGTATCTCAAGGTTTAGATGTAAAAAATTCTGTTGTAGTAGCAACAACTGCAAATTTAGTAGCAACTTACGATAATGGTACTTCAGGTGTAGGCGCAACATTAACATTTGCTTCTGCTGTAAATACAATTGATGGTATTACATTAACAGATGGCGATAGAATTTTAGTAAAAGATCAATCATCAGCAAGTCAAAACGGTATTTACGTAAGAACATCATCAACTGTTTTAACAAGAGCAGATGACGCTAATACTGCTGTTGAAATTACAGGCGGTACATTTGTATTTGTAGAACAAGGTACAGCTAACGCAGAAAATGGTTATGTTTTTACGCATGAAGGCACACCTACATTAGGTTCAACATCACTTACAGTATCACAATTTTCAGGTGCAGGCCAAATTACAGCAGGTGCTGCTTTAACAAAAACTGGTAATCAATTAGATGTAGCGGTAGATAACAGTTCAATAGAAATTGTAGCAGATCAATTAAATGTAAAAGCATTAGGTATTACAAACTCAATGTTAGCAGGTAGTATTGCAACAAGTAAATTAGCTGCACCACATTTTTTTATTTCAGATGAAACATCATCTATCGCACAAATAAATTTAAATCAAACATTAAAAATAAATGCAGGCGAAGGCATAGACACATCAATTTCAGGTAGCACAATTAATATAATAGGAGAATTGGCGTCAACTACTAATATTGGTGTTGCTAGTTTTCCTGCAGCTCAATTTACAGTTGCTTCTGGCGCTGTAACAATTGCAACAATAGACGGAGGAACATACCCATAATGGCATTCTTAACTTGGCATTTAATAGCAATACTAACAGTGATGGCTGGTTCTTTTTTAATTGGATATAGTATTGGTAAAAAAGATGAAAAAAGTAATTACAAATTTACAGATAAAATTAAAAATATTTTTAGAAAATAATTAATATGCCTGTAAATACAGTTATTAAACCTAGACGGTCAATAGTACCGGCTGCACAACCTAATCCTGCTGAAATAGAATTTGGTGAGCTAGTTTTAAACATACCTGACGGTAAATTTTATACAAAAGATCAATACGGCTCAGTATTAGAAGTTGGTGGCGCTGGTGCAATTACACTTCAAGGTGTTACTGATAACAGTGCTGTCACAACAAACAGTATCACTTTAAATGGTGGAAATTTAATATTTGAAGGTCTTATTGAAAACGCTTTTGAAACAACTTTGACAGTAGCAGAGCCTACACAAGATAGAGTAATCACTCTACCAAATCAATCAGGCACAATAGCAATGGATGGTGACGCTTTAGCATACTCTATTGTTTTTGGAGGATAAAAAATGGCAAGTCTATTTAAAAATGCTGGAATGCAAATAGTAACGTCTGATAACGCTAGCGCAAATTTCTATACTTGTCCTGCTGGCACAGTGGCCGTTATACACGCTTTATATATTTCAAATAAAAGTTCTTCAAACGTAGGTAATGTAGATGTAAAAGTCACAACTGATGGCGGTACAACTTTTTATCATATAGGAAAATCTTTAGAGATAGAAACTAATAATACATTAGTTTTAGATAAACCAGTAAATTTAGAAGCAAATGATATTATTAGAATTGTTGCAGAGCTCAATGTTGACTCAACTGCACCAGATATAGAAGCATTTGCTAGTATATTGGAGATTTCATAATGTCATATTTAATAGGTACAACTTCAATATCAGTAGATAAATTAAAAAATTTTAATGCTTTAAGAAGAACAACCGAGGGTATGTTGTATTTAACGACTATTGATAGACAAAGAAGTAATGAAGAAATTTTAGTCTCACTTTATTTTGAAGAAGGTAAATCAGATTTAGTTCCTACAGATGAAACAAATTATGTTACAGAAAGAAAAGAATATTTTAATCCGCAAACCTTTACGGGAGATGGTACCACAACTACTTTTTCTTTAAGCACATCAGGTTTAACAATATCAAATATAAGTGTTTTTGTAAATGGCGTTGAAAAAACAGCATTTACGGACTATACTTTATCAGGCACAACATTGACTTTAGTTTTGCCACCAGCAGCCGGAATTTCTGTGGTAGTTATGCAAAATAACAAGAGATATAAAAACAATGATAGTGACAAATACCAACAATTTACTTATGATTTTAACTCAACTTACTTTATAAATAGTGATGGAATACTTATAAGAAGGGAAAATAAACCAGTAGCTCGAACACCATTAGCTAGTGATAATTTTAATACTTTTGAAACTACAGCTACGGTTAATAGCACAACTTGGAGTACCTACTAAAAAATGTTTATAAATATATATTTAAAATAAATTACAACTATGGCAGATTTTCAATTAGGTAGACTTAAATTTAAATGGCGAGGCGATTGGGCTACCTCAACGGCATACGTTGTAGATGATTTAGTAAAATATGGTGGTAATACATATGTTGTTACTGTAAACCATACTTCAGCTGCAACATCCGAAAACTTTTATACGGATTTAGCAGCTTCAAAATATTCTTTACATTCCGAGTCTCTTTTCTTTAAAGGCGATTATGCCGCTTCAACACATTACAAATTAAACGATACAGTAAAATACGGTGCTAGACAATATCGTTGTACAACTCAACACACATCAGCGGCCGCTGTTAGTGGTGTAGCAATTTTAAATACAGCAAATTTTCAATTATATATTGACGCAACAGATTATAAAGGCGACTATGCTGTAAGCACATATTATAAAGTTAATGATGTTGTAAAATATGGTGGCAGTTTATATATTTGTATTACTGCACACACATCATCAGGAGCTGTATCTTCTTTTGATGAAACGAAATTTAATTCTTATTCAGAAGGTTTACAATTTGAAGATAGTTATAACTCTGCTACAAATTATCAAAAAGGCGATATCGTAACTTATGGTGGATATGTTTATGTTGCAATAGTTGAAGTTCCAGCAGGCAATACACCAATAGATAACGCATTTTGGGATATTGTAACAACAGGTTATAATCCAATAGGAACATTTTCATATGGTACGGCATATAAAGCAGGAGATGTTGTAAATTACGGAGGTAATTCTTACGTAGCAAAAACAAATCACTCAAATGAATATCCTGCCGTTCAAGCTACTGGTGCCGTAAACTCGACATATTGGAATTTAGTAACAACAGGTTTTAAATATCAAGGCACATATAATTCAGGTACAACTTATTACATAGGTGAAGTTGTAAAATATGTAGGTTCATCTTACATAATGAAAAAAGACCGACAATCTGGTATTACTCCAGGCCTTGACCCAACAGTTTGGGAAACATTAGTAGTAGGCGGTGAAACTAACGTCATGTCAGAACCAGGCGACATGATTATTACAAATGCTTCAGGTGCTCCAGCAAGATTAGATTTAGGACCAGCAGGTGCTATTTTAACTTCAAATGGTACTGTACCTCAATGGAGTATGGGCGATGCTACACGTAATATACTTTATGTTTCAAATATTGGAAATGATTCAACAGCAACGGGCTCATCTTTATTACCTTATAAAACAATTAAAGCCGCTCTCGCTGTTGCAGGTAAAGGTGATGTTTTAGATTTTTCAGCAATGTCAGGAGGCGTTGGAGGCACAGGTGGTGTTTTTGATGTATCTGTACCAACAACTTCAGGTTCAGGCACAGGATTAGTTGTAAGAATTACATTAGACGCTTCAACAGTGCCTACATTATCAAATGTTTTAATTATAAATGGCGGTAAAAACTATGCACTAGGCGATACTTGTACAATAATTGGTCCTCTTATTGGTAATGCTTCAAATATAACTTTAACAGTAGGCAATGTTGGCTTTGGTGATATGTTATGGGTTAGAGCAGGAACGTATAGAGAAAATTTACCATTAGTTGTGCCAGCCGGTGTTTCAGTAAGAGGTGAAGCTTTAAGAGCGGTAGAAGTTCGGCCTGCTTCAGGTAGTTCATCTACGATTGCAACAATATCATATGTTTCGACAATTAACGGTGCAACAGATGGCACTTACAAATATAAACATCCTGTAACGGGTACAGGATCAGGTGCAGGATTAGTTGTAAACGTAACAATTACAGGTAACGTTGTTTCTAACGTTGTTGTTTATCACGGTGGTTATAATTACGCTGTATCAGATACATCTACGTTAGGTACAGGTCTAATTGGCTGTGGTGGTGCAGGTATTATAACAATTACAGTTGCTTCTTTAGAAAATAATAATGCTTCATATATGTGGTTACTAAATGACTCTACAAATTTACGATTAATGACATTAAGAGGTATGACAGGCACATCAACACACTTATCCGCAAATACCGGTTTTGGCGGTGCAGTTTTAGCCTCTTTAGATCCTGAAGGAAGTATTTTATCACAATCACCATACTGCCAAGATATGACTTCCGTAAATTCAAATGCCGTAGGTATAAAAATTGATGGTCTTTTACATACAAACGCTTTAAGTAATAAATCAATTTTAGGAACGCACTTTACACAAATTAATTCAGACGGTATTGGTATATGGTGTCACGGAAATGGCCGTGCAGAAATGGTTTCTTGTTTTACATATTTTTGTACTAAATCTTATTACTGTTCAGAAGGTGGTTTTATAAGAAGTCTAAACGGTTCATCTGTTTATGGTGAACAAGGTGCCGTTGCAGAAGGACAATTAGCCGCTGAAGTTCCTGTAAACGTTTTAGGTAATGGTGAGATGATAAGATATTCTTCAGGTGGTTTTATAGGATTAGCAACAGCTACAGATATTTCAAACTCCATTTCAACAAACGGTTCAGGTACGGCGACAATTTTAGGTGTGACATCAGGCGCAACTGCTACATTTTTTAGATACAACTTATCTTTAAATAATATTCACATAAAAAATAGAGTAGGTAACTTTATAAAAGGTGAAGTTATTACGATAACAAAAGAATCAGCAGCTACATTTCAAGCGACTTTAAATGCTTCTTTTGGTGAAACAGCACCTAGCACAATTGCACAAATAGGTCAAACAGGTGCTTTAATAAATGTAAAATCAGGCACAACAGCATTAACATCACCAAACGTGTTAACAGTAGGAGCTAACGTAAAATTTGCAGGTAATAGTACATTTTTTAGAATTAGTGCCGTATCTGAAGAAAATACATCAGCAGGTACAGCTACTATTCGTTTAACAGATAGCGTAACACAAATAGGTGGAGCTATAGAACCTGATGAAGTAGCTTTAGTCACACGTAAGTTTTCAAACGTAAGATTAACAGGACACGATTTCTTGGATGTAGGTACAGGTGATGCAATTACAACTAATTATCCTGGTGTTCCTACACAACCCGCTGATCAATCAGATGAAATTGATGAACAAAATGGCGGCCGTGTTTATTTCGTTTCTACTGACCAAGATGGTGACTTTAGAGTCGGTGATTTATTCCGTATTCAACAGGCAACTGGTATTGCAACCTTAAATGCTGACGCTTTTGACCTTTCAGGTCTTTCAGAATTACAACTTGGTTCTATTGGTGCTCAGTTAGGTGCTACAATTAATGAATTTTCAACTGATGAAACATTGGCAGGAAATAGTAATACTGCTATACCTACCGAATATGCAATCGTAGGTTACACACAACGTGATCATATGGGTACAGGCATTTTTGTGCCGCCAACAGGTACAACAGCAGAAAGACCAACAGGCGGTAATTTATTTGCAGGTGGTATTAGATACAATACTACAATTACATCTTGGGAAGGATATAACGGTGTACAATGGGCAGGCCTAGGCGGTGGTAATCCTTACACAACAGTTGTATTTGACGGATCAACTATTCCATCTGCTCTTTCAAATGATAGAATATTTTTAAATACTTCTAGTTTTGGTGGCACGATTAATTTACCTTCATCTCCTTTAGTTGGAGACGAAATTCAGTTTTTAGATTTTGCAGGAACATTTGATGTTAGACCTGCTATTATAGCAAGAAATACAAAATTAATTATGGGCTTAGCTGAAGATATGACAATAAATACTAAAGACGCTGGATTTACTTTAGTTTATACCGGCAACACTTATGGTTGGAAAATCATAGATAACGACTAGGATAAAATATGAGCAATTATGCACAATTTAAATTAAGCAGAAAAGAAAAAGATGATTTTTACGGCTTCTTAATTGTAAGTGACGCTCAAACACTTCGAAAAACTGTCAAAAGAATTTCAGGTAATGATAGTGTTTTTGAATTTTCTCTTTCAACAGCTTTTAATACTACAACAGCTACGTTTACAGATTCTTTTTCATTAACACAAAATGGACCTTTAGCTTTTAATGCAACAAAATTTTTAACAGCGGCCGATATTAGTATTTCAGGTATAAAATTTAATTCTACAGGAACAAGTTTTTATGTTTGCGATACAAACAATAGTAGAATTAATAGATATAATCTTACAACAGCTTATGACATATCTACAGCTTCTTATCATTCAACGTTTTCAACTTATGATAAAGAAATAAATCCACGTGACGTTGCGTTTAGCAATGATATGTTAAAAATGTTTGTATTAGGTTCTGCTGGAAATCCTGATCAAGGTGTGGAAGCTCCACAAGTTGTGCAATATACTTTAGCTAGTGCTAGTGATATTGTAGGTGCAACTTTTTCAAAAAGAGTAACTATAACTGATACTGCGGTAAAAGGATTAATATTTAATGCTACAGGCACACAAATGTATGTTTCTGGTGATACTACAAATACCACGGTTGCACGTACATTAGCAACAGCATTTGATTTAGCAACAGTTACACTTGATTCATCATACGATCACACAACATCAATTACAAATTTAAGAGGTATTGCATTAAATACAGCTGGAACAAAATTATATGCAATTAATAATTCAGCAAATAGAGTTTATGAATATCCTTTAAATACAGCATTTAACTTGGTAAGTATTCAACCTACAAACGCTGATTTTCAATTTAGAACAAATAATATAAATGTAAGAAATATTACTTTTAATCCTGCAGGTACTAAAATGTTTATAACTGGTGACGCTGGCGTTTTTCAAATTGATGATGGTGATGATGAAGCAGTATATTCACATATACCAAAAGTAAGAAATACTATTAGAGCTTATGAGGGAAATACATATATTTTTGATGTAAGTGATTCTTCATTATTAGCTCATAACTTTAAATTTTCAACAACATCAGACGGCACTTTTTCAGGTGGCACAATTTACACAACAAACGTGACTACGTCAGGCACGGTAGGAACAACGGGTGCAACAGTTACAATTGTTATACCTAAAGCAGCCGATGGTCTTACTGCTGGTAGTGCTGTAGGTGATTTATTTTATTTTGACGATAAACATAGTAAATTAGGAGGTTTAATTGCAACTCCTCAATATAAACAAAACTTAAAAGCAACTTTTACAAATTTTGTAGATGATATACAAACAAGAGCTAGAACGGCATTACAGGAAGATTTGTTTCATCGAAGTTATATATTCAATTCAGGTACAGATTTACAAGTTGTAAATGGTGATTTAGTAATAATTATCTCATAAATATTATGATTTTTTTGAAAAAAAACAATAGTTTAAAAAATGAAAGTATAAACTAGTATAAATATAAGAAGGAAAAATAATAATGGCAACACTCAATTTAGGACGAATTAAACCTGTATTCCAAGGCGCTTATAATAACGCTACAGCATATGTGGTAGATGACATTGTTACATCTGGCGGCGAAACATTTATTTGTATTTTAGCCTCAACAGGAAATCTTACATCAAACACAACATACTGGGCAAAATTAGCAAAAAAAGGCGATGACGTAACTGCTCTTACAACACACGGAGATTTTTTATTTAGAGGCTCTGCAGGTGTTGAAAGATTACCAGCAGGTACAGCAGGTCAATTTTTACAAACGAGAGGCGTAGGACAAGATCCTATATTTGCCTCGGCAGCTAGTTATCAATGGCAATATAAAGACGCAAGCTTTACCGCTGCGGCTGGAGGTGCTTACATCACCAACACAACATCAGGCGGTTTTAATATGACTTTACCTGCAGCTCCTGCAGATAACGATCAAATTATATTTGTGGATTCTTTTGGTACATGGGGAACAAATAATTTAACTGTTGTTCAAGCAGGTGGTTATAAAATTGCAAATGATAATAATAATTTAACTTGCGATCAAAATTTTGCTACAATAAGACTTACGTTTAAAACTGTACCTGATGTAACTTCAACTTACATAGGTTGGTTATTAACTTAATATAGGAAAAAATAATGGCTACAATTAGTAATTTAATAGCTACATCACAAGATCATAGAAAAGAAGGCCTGCCGTTATATGGAATGATGGGCGACAATGGTGACCAAAATACTCACATGAATTTTAGAATTTTCGACTCAGGCCATAAAATTGTAGGAAATCCTTGGGGAACTGCTGCTCACTCTCACGCTCCATACAGATTTGGTATGTGTGCTGATGGTATGCACGCCTATAGCACGAACGATTTTGGAACTAATATAACTCATTCTGATTTAACAACGCAAGGTTATAGCTCCTGGACAGAATACAATAAATCTACTTATCAGTGCGATCAATATCCTTGGGGACAATATTATTCATTGTCGAGAGCAGGCTTTATATCTTGGAATAGTTATCATAACTATACAGAATCTATGGAATTTCAAGTTGGCTGGACAAAAATGAATCATGTTTTACCAGAAGGCATTAGACCACGAAGATTATTTTGTAATCGAAGACAAACATTAAGAGAATTAGAACCAGGAAATAATACTAACGGTCAAAGACAATATTACAATTATTCAGCTCATATGTTAAACGTAACAAGTGAATATTGTGTTAGCTCAGGTTATAATGAAAAAAATAAAATGTTAGTAATGGTCCATTCAACAGGAGAAGGTGGTCAAACAGCAAAAGTAATACATATTTTTAAATCAAACTCTTGTTTAAACAAATCAAACACAATAAAAGAATTTTTTGATAATTTAACTGCTGTAGAATTTTTTACAGACACTTGGACAACAGATAACAATAAAGATTGGGTAACTGTTGTAGGAAATAACGGTTACGTAGGATTTGGTCAAACATACGGTAACTCTTTGAGATATGGCGTATTTAATTGTAGTACCGGCCTTGGCTTAGGCACAACAGGTGCAGCTAGACAATTTGGTTCTTGGCAAGATTTTCAAGGAAGCACAACAACTCGATACAACACAAATCAAAATAATTTATATTACACAAAATTTAATACAACTTGGGACGGAACTTGGGGAATGATTTATGCTCCTTATTATTACTATGGTGTAGGATTAGACGCTTTTTGTATGAATTTAGAAAATCCTAGAAAATTTATAAGTGTAAATCAAACAAGATCAAGTAGAGGAAATCCTTATTTGGCTTGGGGTAGAACAGGATTTCACGGAGGCTGGAGTGATAACACAGACAGCGTAACATATAGAAATTACTCGTGGAGTTTTGACCCACTAGATTCTGATCATACTACTACAACAAAAGTGCTATACGGTACTGATAATGCTGGTAATAATGTGCCTGATAGTAATGATACCAATATCGAAACGGCCACATCAATTTCTACAGGTTCGGTTATAACCAACGGCACAGGTAATTTTGGTTTGAGCCAAGGTAGAACTTTTTTACACGGCGGGTATTACTCAACTTGTTATCCTTTAATATTTCAAGTTAACTGGTGGGGTAAATACGGTCAAAATGATTTAGCTTACGGAGGACTTTACAGTAATTAATTATGGCAATAACTTATTTTAACACACATGATGGTTCTATACTTACTAGTGATACAGTAGCTGGTAAAGAAGCAATGGCTCAAGGTAGAGCCGTATCAGCAGAAGTAACTGAAAAAGTTGAATCTTGGCGATTGAGATATGACTTAAACGAAAAAAAAGTTGTAATATATGCACAAGGTAAAACAGAAGAAGAAGCTATAAAACAAAAAGAAGAAGACGATAAAAAACAAGCAAAATTAGAAGCAGAAAAGAGTGAAATGCTAATGGCTTTAATGGAAAAACAAGGAAGAGAAATTGCTGAACTTAATGAGAGACTTCTTAAAGGAGAATAAATACTAATATGGCAGAATTACGAAATTTACTAAAATCAGAAACAGATCATAGAAAAGAAGGCCTACCCTTATACGGCGTATTAGGAGATGATAGTAGTGGAAACTCTCATTGGCTTTTTAGAGTCTTTGACTCAGGACATAAAAACGTAGGATCTCCTTGGGGAGGCGCAGGTCACTCTACACAACATTATAGATATGGTATTTGCGGTGACGCTTCACACGCTTATCATTATAACGACCATGGTACAGATGTGTCACATAGTAATATGACAACACACGCTTACAACTCCTGGACACAATACAATAAATCAATATATCAATGCGATCAATATCCTTGGGGACAATATTATAGCGTTTCCAGAAATGGATTTATTACTTGGAACAGTTATCACAATATAACTGAAAGTATGGAATTTACGGTAGGTTGGACAAAAGTAAACCACGTTTTACCAGAAGGCATTAGACCACGAAGATTATTTTGTAATCGAAGACAAACATTAAGAGAATTACATCACGGTAATAGCGCTCAAGCTAATATAGGTTACTACAATTATTCAGCTCATATGTTAAACGTAACAAGCACATATGCTATTAGTACAGGTTATAACGAAAGAAATAAAATGTTAGTAATGGTTCACGCAGGAGACGAAGGCGGTAATACAAGTATGGTAATACACGTTTTTAAATCAACTTCTTGTTTGAATAAAGTTAGAAAAATTAAAACATTTTTTGATAATTTAACTGCTACAGAATTTTTTACAGACACTTGGACAACAGACAACAATAAAGATTGGGTAACTGTTGTAGGCGATAATGGATATGTAGGATTTGGTCAAAAATACGGTAACGGTGGCCGATACGGTGTATTCAACTGTAATACCGGCCTTGGCTTAGGCACAACAGGTGCGGCTAGACAATTTGGTTCTTGGCAATCTTTTAGTGGAAGTACAACTACATCTTATGGTGCTGGAACTGGTAATTACTTATATACAAAATTTAATACAACTTGGGACGGAACTTGGGGAATGATTTATTGGCCATATTACTATTATGGAGTAGGTTTAAATGGCTTTTGTATGAATTTACAAAATCCTAGAAAAATGATACAAGTAAGTCAAACAAAAACAGAAAGAGCTAATCCATATATGGCATGGGGTAGAACAGGATTTCATGGCGGATATAGCGATAACTGCGACTCTGCTACTTTTAGAATGTATTCCTGGCAGTTTGATCCTAATGATTCAGATCATACTGTTACAACAAAAATACTTTATGGTAATGACTCAGGAGATGCATTGATAAATGGTGGTAATGATACCAATTTCGATACGGCCACATCAATTAACTCTGGTTCTGTTCTTACAAATTTTACAGGAGTTTTTGGTATACCTGCGTCCAGAACTTTTCAACATGGCGGTTATCACTCAACAAACTATCCTGCTATGTTTCAAATAAACTGGTGGGGATCATATGGATTGAGTGATCATACATATACAGGAAAGAATGGAGCATAATGAAAACATATTATTTTAATTTAGATGGTTCAGTAAATACTGATAAAGAAACTGCTGGTGAAGATCTAGTAAAACAAAATTTAGTTATTAAAGCTGAAGCACCTGAAAGTATTGAATCTTGGAGATTATCATATGATTTTATTAAAAAACAAGTTGTAATATTCGCAGAAGGTAAAACAGAAGAAGAAGCGATGTTAGAAAATGAAAGATTAAATAAATTGGAAATTGAAAATAATAATAAAAGAGATAGTGATAAAGATATTAGTTTTAGAAAAGCCGAAGCTATAAAAAGACTTAAAAGAGAAGAACTTTTAAAAAATTTAAAGTAATTTTTTCATATTATTTTTTTATTATATAAATATTTTTGTGATTAAATTATGAAAGACAATCCTAATATAGATTTTATTTGTAAAGAACCAGGCATTGATCTAACAATGCCTATCATACGCTCATCAGAATATAAACATTCTTGGATAAAAAAAGCAGCAGAAAATTTTAAAAAAGCAGGCTCTTTAACAAATAAACCTGAAAATACTGACGATACATTTTGGGATATATCAACTAAAAATTTTAAAAACGAAGACACAAAGCATACTTCAAAATGTCCTGGATTACAAATGTGGCATAATTCAGGTTGGATAATGCGTTTACACCAAGATATAAAATTTCAAATTGTTACGCAAGGTGAATATTGGGATTTTGTAACACCAGAAGTTAATCAAACAAAAATCGTTTCTTTTCATTTACAACACTCTTTTTATCCTTTTTTTGAAAATTGGCCTAAAAACACTATGAAAAAAATTGTAAAATTA